GTTTTTCTATTTCATTTGTTTGTGAACTAGCTAAAAAGGTCAAAAAATCTTTTGGAGCTTCTTTAACAATTTCTATTTCCATTTTATTTTCTCCCATTATAATGTATTTATAAAAAATGGTGGCTCTGGTTAGAGCCACCGGGTGAAACGTGTTCGGAGTCTTTCAGCTGGGAGTGAAACTTTTATTTACCAGATTTTAAATAATCTATCAGTGTTTTTGGATGTAGTTTAAGTTCTTGCATATAAGCTAAAACTTGACGGATTTTATAATCAGTAGTCATATATCTTTCATTTCGTTCCATAAATTCGTCTAAATCAGTTCCATAACAATATAATTGATTTCCTTGAACAAGTTCATCCCATTCAACAACATTAATGTCTAAATCTGAAACCCAGTCATGGAAAATTACAGGTTGTTCAAAATCGTCCGGTGTTACATTTTTAAGTTCTTCATCATCACCTATATAAATTTTGTTTTTATCAAATGAATATACTTTATAAGTTTTGTCACCAGACCAACTCATGTGTTCGCTATAAACTTTTCCACCTGCTTTATGAAATGCTTTAGCTAACTTATAATCTTCTTCTTTAAAATAATAAATTGACATAATTTTCTCCTATTAGAAACCTAAATCGTCTCCTTCTTCGTCATTTTCATCGCCACCTTCTTCCTTAGCAGCTTCAGCTTTAGCAAGAATTTCTTGTGTTTCTTCTGCAATAAGTCTGTCATTTCTAATTCTTTGTTCAGAAGTTAAACCTAAAATATCTTCAAGGAAAAATTGACGAGAGAACAAAGGACCAAGGTTTTCGGAACCAGGTTTGACATTATCCAATGTAGGAAGGAATTGAGATAGAGAACCAACAACACCACTTCTCTTTTCACACATTGACAAAGAACGCATAAGTTCAAAGTCAGTAGCTGGAATTAAGTCAATATGATAAATGGTTTTGTCAAGATACTTGCTATCATATCCACGAACCTGTAAATGAACTAGAAATACTTGATAGATAACTTCTGCAAATTTTCTACGAAGTCTCTTATTCAATTTTTGGAAAGATGCTTCTTCAAGGGTAAGGCTTTCAACACCCTGTGTATAAGGAGAACCACCACTTTCGCCCATTTGCCATCTGCTAGGTGGGACCTGAAGAGCATCAGCAACTTGTTCACGGAACATTTTAACGTCATCCAACTGACCACTAAATTCTGTTGAACCCTTAAAGCTTTCAACAGTAGAACCCTGACCATCAGAGTCAATAGACAACCAGAAGTCTTCTACGAAAGCTTGAACATTGTTGTTAGATTGTATCATACCAGTTACAGGGTCAATAGTCAACTGTTTACGATATTTAGAACGAATTTCCTGCATATACTCAGGAACCTTAGATGTAGGAAGTTTACCTGTGTAAATTTTGAAAATTCTCTTTTCAGGAGCACGTGTAATTCTGTAAACAGTCAAAGCATCTTCAATAGCACGAAGTTGGTTAATTGGTCTGATTGCAGGTTCCAAGTGACCGCGAATATCGTTCTTATTGTTACCCCAAAATCCATAGTTAATATAAGCTACTTGGTTTGGTGTAAATGATTTAGGTTCTGTATCTAAATCAGGATTTAATAATTTAACATCTTCAATGAAACCTTGAAGAATACCATCGTCATAAACACACATAGTGCAGTAAGGTGGCAAACATTTAATGCCTGCAACTTTATCGCCTTTAGAGTTCAAACAAATTTCAAGGAATAATTCGGCATCAACCAACCATTTATAATAATAATACCATAATTGGTCTTTTCCGAATACTTCATTAATAACATAATTGAACTCATCACGCAAAGTCATTAATTCAGTTTCTGTAAATTTGGATTTGAAAGCTCTATCAATATCAAATGTAGCTACTTCACCAAGTGAATTTTCACAAACGGCTTCGTCAGCCATCATAGTCAAACACTTACGGACGAAAGGATATAATGCCAAATTACGATAGGTACTAATTCTTTGTCTTTTGTTTGAAAAAACTTGTTCAAATAAAATACCTGATGTATCATAGACATCAGAGCCTTCTACATAACCATTCAAATAGCCGTGAGTTAATCGTTTCCAATCAACTGAGTCTTCACTTCTACCATAAGAATTTAATGCAGCATCGGCTTGACGAACCATCTGATGTTCTGGTTCGGGTTGTAAAAATCTATCACTGAATGGATTCCAAAATTGAATATTCATTTTATTCTCTATTATAACTAAATTGGTTTAAATAATGTATATTATATTTATTTTCTATATAATTTAAATAAAATTGTATTTCATTATTTGATATAATTTTTATATTGTTTTTTAACATACATTCATATTTAGCATGTTCTAATGACTGTGTATCAAAAATCATATTTTCTAAAAGAAAATTATTTTTTATTTCTATATAATCATCATTTTCTAATTTAAAATCTGGATAATAAGTATGAATTTTATCATCTCCTTTCCAATAATATTTAAATTTATTTATTGGTTTTGGATGGTATTCAAATCTTATATTATTATCTTTTAACCAAATATAATATGCTAATTCCCAAGAACTATCAAAAAATAAATTATTATATTTATATTTTTTATTGAAATTTAACTTTCCATATCTGTCTAATAATGTTTCTTCTTTTTTATCACATATTTCTTTTATACAAAAAGGACTTGTTATATCGTCTTGTATAGTAAAATTATTTTTTATCGTATTTAAGGCTTTTTTTCTTACTTCATCTGAACACATTGTAGAAATACCGCCATAAACAATTTTATTCGTGTTTTGAACTTTTTCTTTTAATACTTTACTTTCCATAGTAGTTTTACCGCCATATTTTTTAATCATTGTTTTTTGAATAGATTTTTTAATGGTTTCTACTTGAAATGGATTGTCTATATTTTCACCATATAATTTATGCCATGTATTTTTAGACAAATCTCTTATCGTTTTAATAACAAATGGCGAAGTAATTATTTCATCACTTTCTATATTATATTTTTTCTTTAATGTATTAGACCTTGTTAATTTGGCTTTAGCATAATTATCTAATTTTTGATTTTTTATATTTAATTGTACACTACATTTTCTTGAACATGTTAATTTATAACCGTTATTTAAATTTAAAAATTGGGTAGGCATACCACATATTACACATTCTCCTGGTATACTTTTAGTATTCATATATTTTAAATAATAAGTTTCATAAGACATTTCATTTTTGTGTTTAAATTTTAAATGGGCAGTTAAACCACTACAATTTTTAAATTGTTCATGACATATTTGGCAGTTATAATTAAATTTTAATACCATATACTTTTCTCCTTATATAAACAATACTACGAATATTGTTATATATTTATATTAAAATGAGTAAGGGTCAGGTTTCGTAGCCCTGACTCGCTAGGCGAGAAAAGTATAACCTAGATGTCCTCATTTACTTATAATTAACAATTTTGTTCCAAAGTCTTTCAGGCACATAAGTTTCCAAATCTTTTTTCAATTTTTCGTCTTTGATTAATTTCAAATCGTGATTAGCCATTGACAAGAACCAAGTATCAACCATTAAGTTATCTGCAATATCTTCAAGTTGTGGCTTATCAAAATACAGATAAGGTTGAGTAATAAAACCGTCGTCATTACCCAAGTTATTTCTGTCTAGTCTTAATGTTCTCAAAGCTCCATATCTAAACAACATAACTAATTGACCGAGCCATTCTCCATCTTCGGGAGTAGTTTCACTGCACCAGTCCCAACCAATATCAATGCCCTTTGTTGTATCACTCCAAATTATACCTTCAGGCCATTCACATAATAACTGTTCATTAATAAATTCTTGAAAGTTCTCATTGAATTGTGGAGCTAAAAATCTATCTTTTACTTTATTGAAATCGTTTTTAACAGGAACATAAGGTTTTCTGTTGTAATTAATATCTGGGTTCTTTTTATTATAAGCCATACCCATATTTTTACGAGCAATAAATGATTTTTTCTGTTTTAATTTAATCAAGTTCATTTTAGCATTACGCTTGATTTTAGCTTTTCTCTGACCAAGTTTACGATTTCTTCTTTCTTTAGCAGTAATACGAACTTCTCTTGGTTTTCCGTTTTCGTCATATTCAACACGATAACCTTTGCGGTTAGTCTTCCACTTCTTGACTTTCTTGTTCTTACGAACAACATATTTAACTTTAAGAGCTTCGTCTAAATAATCATTAAAATTCATACTATATTTATAGAAAAATAAAAGAGGTAGAATAAGTTCTACCTCTAATAAAATATATTTTAAGATAAATTAAATGTTACCGAGACGTCTTTCTTCGTCATAGTCATCAATTTCTTCGTCACCGAATAATCTTTCTTGTTCGGCATCCATTTCGTCTGCGAAATCGCCTTCT